CGGTTGCGTACTTGGCTACTGATTACAGTAGTTTTGAGGGTTCTTTTACTTCGTTAATTTTTAAGGAAGTTATGTCGCTTCTGTACAAACATTTTTTGTCAGAACAAGCGGCGACCAGAATGATAGATGTATTGGCTGGGGTATGTAGGTGTAACGGTAAAATCGTTCACTATAATGTTCCGGCCACTAGGATGTCTGGCGATATGTCTACAAGTTTGGGCAATACGTTCATGAACCTTGTGCTCTGTCACGTGATACATCATCACGCGACCGGCACATATGATGGATTTCGTGGAGTTTGCGAAGGTGATGATGCACTTTTCTGTGTACCACCTGGTGACTGGGAAAACCTAAACATGGAACCTTATGGGTTTGTGTTGAAAGTTGAACAGTACGATGACTTGCATACAGCTGGATTTTGTCAATTGAAGTGGAGTCCAACCACCTTGAGTAGGTGTCGTGATCCACTGCTTGTCATGGCTAAGAGTTGTGTCAGTATTAACTGTCCACTGTCTGCCTCTGATAAGTTAATTGCCGAATACGCACGTGCTAAAGCTTTCTCGATCATTGCAGAGACACCACGGTGCCCTATTCTTAATGCTCTTGCAAATTCTATTTTGAATTTGCTCGGCCCTGGATATGCCCGGTTTAATGTTGATGCATGGCACGCTGAGAAATACGCGAAGCGTGATCCTAATTTTTCTGCTCCTAACGGTGTTTATCGAACTTTTGTCGAAAGGTTTGATGATACTGTTGATGAAACACTTCGACCCATTATTGAGTCTGAGTATGGAGTCACAATTGAGCAGCAAATGCTAATAGAAGAACGTTTATTGTCTGGACAAGAGGTTGATTTGCGCGATTACCCAATTCCTCCTTCTTGGTCCCATTATCACTTGAATTTCAGTTTTTAAGTTTATTCATTGAGTTGCGGATCCGGAGTAGTTTCCCCGTTTAACATTGCGTGAAATGCTAACACTTTCACAATTCCGTCGTCGCCCTCGATTCTCTGGCTTGCCCAAGAAGGAGGTGCAGCGTCGATACCGTCAGTACGTTGATTCAATGGCTGGCGGAACGGTCCCCTTTTCTACTCCCCGTAGTCGCTCTGTTGAGCCTCTACACAAACAACTCATGTTAACTAAATCATCTGGAGCTACTATGAACGAAATGATTATATTTAACCCTACTCTCATGACAGGAACCCGCTTGGCGGCTCTTTCGCAATTATGGGAGAAAATCCATATCAAAGAACTGGTCTACGAATGGCACCCGACTTGTTCTGCTCTCACTGCTGGCACTGTCACGTTTGGTTTCGATCACGATCCAACTGACCCTCCTGGCCTTGATCAGATCATGAATATTTATGCTATGCGTGACCACGTTTCCGGCCCTGGCCGCGACTCTATGCGGCTGCGCGTTCCCGTTAATGACACTTACTTCACTGACTTTAATCCGGACCAAGCTCGGTTCTCATCTCCTGGCGCTTTGCACTTCTATGCTGCTACTGATGTGACCGGCTATCTCGAAGTCATTGTTCATGGTGAATTTCTCATCCAGCAACTCGATACATCCACCGCTGTTACTTCAGTTGGCTCTCTCTCTTTCACAGGCGGCACCCTCGCTGATTGGGAGTACGCTGATGATACCGCGTGTGTTGATTATGATGCTTCGGCACGCAATTCCTTGTCCACCTCAACTCCTCTATCAACCTCAATGCGCTATCTTGGGCAACTAGCTCAAAATGCATCTAGTGTTTTTCCTCAGGGATCTTCCTCTACTTTACGGAGAGGCGCCTACATTATCTTCGATTTGGCCCAGCGTTGGCTTGGCATCGATGATACTGGGTCTGGTACTTCCGTCAATATTGGCAAAATTACACTTACATCGCCCGATGGTGACTCTTACATTGGGAATGCTAGGACATTGGATGGTCGCCCCATTCGCACACTCATACACCTGCTGTTATGGATTTAATGAACGTTATTTCTCTTCCTAAGTAAACAATCAGATATCATTCGAAAATACTTGAAATCACTCTATGTGAGGGTAGTTGGAGCCTTTCCAACCTGGTTTGCGGCCAGTCTGTCGCATCTTCAGTTTACCACGACTGTCGTATACTTCTATAAAACTTCAGCTATAGGTTGGGCCATGGTCTATAGCGACGGCGACTTAGGACCGCGCCAGAAGGTCACCCTAAGCAAACGGCTTATCACCGGGGGTGTTCCTGTATATAATACGAAAATGGAACTTGCGAGTTACATGGTGGGTATGTTCAAACCACTACTGCAGTAAGGCTGTTGATGGAACCTGAACCGCTATTGGTACGCGGTGTAGGGACTGGTCATCAACATCCCCTGCAACAAGATTGGACGATTCCGCGCATGATGATGCGAAAATAGAGTAAGGGCTCGGGTTTGGTCACCCCATAAGTAGTTAAATCAACTGTTGATACTACGGTTTAAACCTGC